CTTGGACTTTGAGAAGTTAGCGAGCGATGACCGCAAATCTGCGCGAGATATGCAGATCAACACTCACTCATGGATACCCCCTGTGATGGCGATTATTGTCACCATCGGCTTTTTCGGCATCCTATTTGCTCTGATGTCGGGCAAGGTCACAAAAGGCGATGAGGTGATGATCATGCTCGGCTCCTTGGGAACGGCATGGACTGGCATCATCAGTTTCTATTTTGGAAGTTCAGCCTCTAGCCAAAAGAAAGACGATTTACTCCACAAATCAACCCCGGTGCAATAATGATTAACTCAAGAAACCTAGAAGACTTATTACCAGTTGTCAAGGCTCGTGTTGACCAATTTTTGGCTGATGCCAAGAACCACGGAATTGACCTTTTAGTAACCTCAACCTATCGAGACCACGAATCTCAGGACGCTTTATATGCTCAAGGTCGAACCGCACCGGGGAAAATTGTCACTAATGCCAAGGGTGGTGAATCATTTCATAATTTTAAGTGTGCAATTGACATTGTTCCTATCGTTAACGGCAAGGCTGATTGGGACTGCTCTCATCCTGTGTGGGCGAAAGTTGCAGAATTGGGCAAGGCAGCGGGGCTAGAATGGGCTGGCGATTGGAAGACGTTCAAGGAAATGGCGCACTTCCAATACACTGGCGGTCTGACGCTCAAGGATTTGCGAGAAGGTAAGGAAATCAAGTAAAGTGTGCATGGGTAGCCGTCACCCTTTGGCGGTAATTTGAGGAGACTTTGATGGAAAACGTGACTTTAACTTTGACGGTGCAAGAGGCTGTGGACGTAGCTAACATTATTGGTCAGTTGCCGACGCAATCGAATGCTTATCCTTTGTTCGTTAAGATCAAGGGTCAGATTGAGGCTCAAGCGCAAGCGGCTCAACCTGCTGCTCAAGCGGCTGAACCTGCTGCTCCTGAAGCCGCCCCTGCTGCTAACTAGGAGTAATTTATGACGGATACCCGCTGGATTAGTAAGGCAATTAAGCGCCCGGGGGCTTTGAAGAAGTCCCTGCACGTTGCCGCTGACAAAAAAATTCCTGCCAAGAAATTAGCTGCTGCTGCAAAGAAACCCGGAAAAATGGGTCAACGCGCACGTTTGGCTAAGACCTTGCGGGGATTTGATTAATCACTGGAGGTAGAGATGGCTATTACACCCTCATGGGTGATGACTTATGATTCGTTGACCGCGACGGTTCTACAGTATTTAGAACGAAGCGATCAAGCCACAATCAATGCCATCCCTACCTTCATTACTCTAGCGGAATTCGAGATTGCTCAAGAGGTAAAAACTCTTGGGCAATTACAAATTGTCGAGTCCACAATGACTCAAGGCAATCCAGTCTTACAGAAACCTGCCAGATGGCGCAAAACGGTTTCAATGAACGTGCTAGTCGGTAGCAAAAAGCAACCTGTTCTTTTACGCAAATATGAGTACCTGAAGAACTATTGGCAAGATGATACGCAGACTAGTACCCCCCTTTATTACGCTGATACGGATTGGGATCACTGGTATTTAGCCCCAACCCCCGATCAGGCGTACACTTTTGAAGTGTTGTATTACGAGCGAATTGCTCCCCTGAGTTCGGTTAATCAGACCAACTGGATTACCCAAAACGCGCCCAATGCGATGTTGTTCGGAACGTTATTACAAGCGATGCCGTTCCTAAAGAACGATCAGCGACAGATTTTCCAACAGAAGTATTCTGAATCTCTTCAGGCGCTAAAGGCTGAAGATGTTGCTCGCGTAGGCGATAGGCAAGCAGTAGCGGTGGACTCATGAAATACGCTATTTACATCATCACAAATCTTGTTAATGCCAAACAGTACGTTGGCATAACAAAAGACATCCCCGGTAGATGGTCTAGGCATAAAGCCGCAAAAGGCGGGTGCCCTGTTTTGCATTCAGCAATCAGAAAGCATGGGGTTGAAAATTTTGCTTTCACGCATGTAGCTGATGCCTTCGACGAAGAGTCCGCAAAAATGATTGAAAGAGTTTTAATTGCAGAGCAC